CCTGCTCATCATCCTCTACGGCATCGCGTGCATTGTAGAACCTTGTGACGGCCACAGTTGTGACGCGGAGGTGGTCGATGGACGCTGAACCGTGGGGTAACGATGACGCCTCTTGGTGGCATCAACTCGACCTTGAAATGCAGGAACGCGAGGAACAAGAACGCGTTGAAGCCTGCAACAACGCAATAGCAGAACTACAGGAGACAAACGATGCAGAGTGAAACCGTTGGCGCATTGGCCGCCGCGCTGGCAAAGGCGCAAAGCCAAATCAGTGGGGCGTTGAAGGACGCGGCCAACCCGTTTTTTAAATCGAAATACGCTGACCTTGAGTCAGTTTGGCAGGCCTGCCGCAAACCGCTAACCGACAACGGTTTGGCGGTTACGCAAACCAGCCGCTACACGACTGACGGGCTGATGTTGGTCACGACCTTGCTGCATATCAGTGGCGAATGGATCAGCGGCGAAATGCCGGTACTGACCAAGGATGCCAGCCCGCAGGCGCAAGGCTCTGGCATTACTTACGCACGCCGATATGCGTTGGCGGCCATCGTTGGGGTGTACCAGACCGACGACGACGCCGAGGCCGCACAGGCGCGTGGAGTTAAGCCCGACCCCAAGGTGCTTGACCAAATTGCCGCTTGCGACTCCGCAGAGGCTCTCACGGCGTTGTTTAAGTCGTTGCCGATGGATGCCCGCCAGTTGCACATGGACGCTTTTACGAACCGCAAGAAGGAGTTGACATGAACGCTTTATTCAACAAAGCAATTGTAATTTTGCAAGCCATGCCCGCCGTCAAGTTTGTAATTGTGCTGCCCGATGGCGCAACGATTACGCAGGGCGATTTGCACTTAGAAAAAACAAAACAAAGAACCCGTAATTTCAAGTACCCAGTTGGGAGCGTATGCCAGTATTACAAGCCATACGTTGCAGAACTTCAGGTAGGGCAAATGGTTGAAATTCCTTTCGACAAATTTGACCCCGAGCCTTTGCGGAGCGGTATTGCCTCTTATTGCAGCAAATTCTGGGGCAACGGTTCTGCAATGACCGCAATAAACCGTAGCAAAAAATGCGTTGAATTGTTGAGGGTTGCGTGATGGAACAGCGCACCGACGAATGGTTTACCGCCCGGTTGGGCAAGGTTACCGCCAGCCGCGTGGCTGACGTTATAGCCAAAACCAAAAACGGGTACTCGGCAAGCCGTGAGAACTACATGGCCGACCTCATCGTGGAACGGCTGACGGGGCAGAAAGCGTCCTCGTTCAGCAACGCTGCGATGGAGTGGGGTACCGAGCAGGAACCGAACGCTAGGGCCGCCTATAGCGCCCGTACAGGCGAGTTAGTGGAGGAGGTGGGGTTTATTGACCACCCCGCCATTACAGGCTCTGGCGCGTCCCCAGACGGGCTGGTGAAGGATGGCGAAACGCATTGGGACGGCCTTATCGAAATCAAATGCCCGAACACGGCGACCCACCTTGATTTGTGGCTAACCGAGGACATCCCAACGAAGTACATCACCCAGATGCAATGGCAGATGGCTTGCACGGGGGCGTGGTGGTGCGATTTTGTGTCCTTTGACCCCCGATTGCCGGAACACTTGCAATTGTTCGTTAAAAATGTCCCGCGTGACGACAAGCGCATTGCGGAACTGGAGGACGAAGTGCGTAAGTTCCTTGCAGAGTTAGACGACAAAGTAACGAAACTACAGGAGTTGAAACTGTGAATTACGATCCGAACATGAAGGGCGTGTTGTTTAAGAACGACAAGGGCGAGAACGCCAACAGGCCCGACTACCGTGGTACATGCGTCATCAACAACGTCGATTACAACGTGTCGGGCTGGATCAAGGCCAGCAAAAAGACGGGCGACAAGTTTATGAGCCTGTCATTCCAAGCGAAAAGCGAGGGCAAGGTGACTCGCCAACCCGCCAAGACTGAAATGACTGAGGACAACTGGCATGACGACGCCATCCCGTTCTGACCTGCGCGTGTTTGTCGGCTGGGACAGCCGCGAGGATATTGCGTATCAGGTATGCCGCAAAAGCATCTTGAAGCACGCCAGCATCCCGGTGGATATACAGCCCATCAAACAGTCAGAACTTCGTGAGCAAGGACTTTACTGGCGTGAGCATGATCCGCTGTCGTCTACCGAGTTTTCGTTTACGCGCTTTTTGACCCCACACCTCGCCGGGTATGACGGCTGGGCCTTGTTTTGCGACTGCGATTTTCTTTTTCGGGGGGACATCGCTGCGATCACCGACTACATGGACGGGGCAAAAGCGTGCTTCGTGGTACAGCACGATTACCGGCCTTTTGAAAAGGTCAAGATGGACGGTCAAACGCAACATCAATATCCACGAAAGAATTGGTCTAGTTTTATGTTTATGAACTGTTCGCACCCCGAGGTCAAGGCGTTGACACCCGAGGTCGTGAACAGAGAGAGTGGAATGTTCCTGCACCGTTTCCAATGGCTAAAGGACGAGTCCATCGGCTCCCTGCCGATAGCGTGGAACTACCTTGAGGGGTGGCATACCAAAGACCATTGCCCCAACCCTATCGCTGTCCATTTCACCCGTGGCGGCCCGTGGTTTAAGGATTGGGTAGACGTTGAGTTTGGCAAGGAATGGTTGGAGGCCAGCCGTTGAAACGCATATTCCCCAAGGGTACGACGCCAGAACAGTTGGCCGTGGCTGCTGCACGTATGGTGCAGGGTCTGTCGTCAGACCGGGCGTGGTGCGTCGAGGTATCGGAGTGGAAGAAGCCGCGCACCAACCAGCAGAACTCGTTTTTATGGGGCGTGTGTTATCCCGCGATCCTAGAGGCCGGCGGCGAGGCATTGCACGGTTGGACGCGGGACGACTTGCACGAGTATTTCCTTGGGGAATGTTTTGGCTGGGAGACGCTGGAAGGGTTTGGGCGTAAGCGTATGCGGCCCCTCAAGCGTTCCAGCAAATTGACCAAGCAAGAATTTAGTGACTACCTATTGTTTCTTGAAACACGGTGCGCCCAAATGGGCATCGTCATACCGGAGCCTATCTATGACGCAAACTGACGCGATTAGAGCGCACTTGCTGACAGGTGCGCCCATTACCCCCCTTGAAGCCCTAGACCGATACGGATGCTTTAGGCTCGCCGCTCGCATCATTGAATTGCGAAAGGCGGGGCTGGACATTGAAACGGTCACCGAAACCCGCAACGGCAAGAAATACGCCCGTTATGTGTTGCGCGGACAGGCCGAGTTATTCGCGTGAACTTACGCAAACAAGCCAAGGGCCGAGGCTGCACGGTACGCCTGCCGGGCGTATGCAACCACAACAGCGAAACCGTGGTGCTAGCGCATATACGAATGCCCGGTGTAAGCGGTATGGGGCTAAAGGCTGACGATCTACTGGGAGCGTGGGCGTGTAGCGCGTGCCACGACGCAATCGACCGCAGGGCGCATACTGACCTTGACCGCGACTATGTGCGCCTAGCGCATCTTGAGGGGATGGTTAGAACCATTGCACAACTACGTGCTGAGGACATCGTATGATCGATGAGTGGGAACAGGAATGGGATCGTATGACTCACACTTCGACCGAATACAAAAGAGAGATTCGAGAAATGCGCGAACGTATATATCACTACCTCAAGCGCATTGCGGAACTAGAGGCCGAGGTGCATGAGTTACGCGCAAAGGACAGTCGGTGGGTGCAAGAACCATGAGTTTTTGGGTAGATACGCCGTATGTCACGGCCTACGTTCGTAACGAGTTTTTATACGACCAGCAAAGCGGTCACGGTGAGTTTACAGAATGTACCGTGTTTGGATTTCGCGCAGAGCCGATGCGGGTGCCGATGTTTCAGATTATGACGGCACAGGGGGCGCAGTGGGCGCGCATCCCTATCCACGCCTTATGTTCTAAGCCATGCCCTGCTATAAGCCTTCAGATTGCGTGCTGGTGGGACTCATTTAGCCGGTTCTGCGAGGCGCGCGAGGTGCAGTTCCTGCGTAACCACCGGGTACAGGCTATTGGACGCGATGGCGTCAAGCGCCCGGGCGTGTACCAGTTTTCGGTGTTCTGGGCCAACGGCGGTTGGTCAGAAATCAGCGACCAAAGCAAGGATCATCACATTATCGCCTTAGACAACGGGCAATGGATTGCGTACCCCAACAACAGGTTGTTGTGGGTAGACCCGTCTTGGATTAACGGAGACGTTCCAAGGGATTGGAAGTCACCATCAACGTCCTACAGCGTGGAGGCCATGCCGTGAAACGACTTATAAACGCATTAGAACGGTTTTTAACCCGTTACAGTACGTATGACTGGAGGCACGTACCGCCGCCCGAATGGGCTGCCAAGCGTTCTGGCGTAGAGATTTGGTGAGGGGTCGTCTAAAGGCAGGACACGGGATTTTGATTCCCGTTATCTAGGTTCGAGTCCTAGCCCCTCAGCCATATACAGCGCACGTTCGTCTCGACGTCGTTTGACAAGACCGGGCAATACACGCCCAGCCGCCTTCGTCCACTTCATGAATTCGTCAGCCGCTTCTTCAAAGTCACCCCGGTTGGTCTTCATCCGCAACCCAGAGCGTTGCAGATTGCCCAACCCTACATTGAAAGCAAAGGAAACGAGAGCGTCAAACCGGCCTTGATGACCAAGAGCAGCAGGGCAAAGTCGGGCCACGCCGCGCTCAAACCGGCCAAGGTCTTGAGCAAGGATAGCGTCCACCTCTCCCATCGTGAGGGTGCGATCCCAGCCGTCGGGTATCTGTAAATTTCGTCGCTCCTCATACTTCACCGCCGCATGGGTCGGATCAATCACATGGCCCACGCCCACCGTCCACAACAGCGCCGGACAACGGTAAGGCTTAGTCCTCACCCCTTCGTGGTGCTTTACAAGTTTAATCAGTTCAGGGCTAACCTTCACTTTTGCGAGAACGCTCTGCCACCAAAATGGAACGCAATAATGGACGCCAGAATTGCCATCTCATCGTCGCTAAATACGTTTTCCATCGCAATCGCAAAGGGAATGCCGGTTGTGTAGGCATACCAAACGCCAGCCACGTTCAACGCGACCAACTCCAGCACGAAAATGTACGTCACGACAGGGCGGACGCTGGCTCGCAGGTTAATCATCCACTGACTCGCACCCTTGCCAATCTCAATGTCGTGGTTGTACAGGGCTTGGCGTTCCTCGCCAGCCGTCTGCGTCTGGATTTGCTCCAGTTTGATCTCCTCAACCCGTGCCTGCGCGATAAACCCACGCTCTGCAAGGGCCAACTCACGCTCTTTCTGGGCTGCGACAAGAGCCAGTTCATGCTTCTTGTCCTGCCGGTCTTGGAAGATTTGCAGAATCTTGGGCAGTCCACCCGCAAGGAACGATAAAAACGTGCTAATCATGGTCATCATTCCCAATTACTCCTTTCGGCCTTTATTGATTAGATCAAACAAAGACTTCACCTTTTCCTCAAGCACAGCAACACGCAAGTCAAGTTTAGACAGAACGATAATTAGCGTAATCAGCGCCAGAATAACGGGCCAAGCACGAGTGAATATCTCAAAGATGTCCATTACTTGCTTCGCTCCTCCATCAGTTTGACGCGCACCTGCAAGTCATGGATGTCCTCCATGATGTCGTCTTTCAATTCTTGACGACGGGCCGCGCTTAATGGGCTATCGGTAGGTACACCTTCAGGCGTAATCAACGCGGGCATCTTGCTCTCAACCGACATCAGACGATTGTTGAACGATGCAATTTCCGTGAGCAGCCAACCGACAGCGGCCAGCAGCACTGGGAACAACATATCCACAATCTTCTGCATGTTCACTTCTGCAATGCCTCCAGCAACAGCATACCCATGCTGCCCAACGCGCCTAACAGGATGACGATGATGACACCGCCAACCTTCAGTACCAGTTGCTCCAGACGCTTCAGCCGCGCGTGGATAGCGTCGTAACGCACCGCGCAGACATCAATGTGAGAGGTCACAGTCACCTCAAGGTCTTGGACTGACGACATCACACACTCCACGGAATTGATTTGTCTTGTTTGTTCTCAAATCGGTCGAAGATTAATCGCAGCATGGGTTTAATCTTGTCCATGTCACGCCCATCCCCTTACCGGATTCTGCGGGAACACCTGATATGCCTCCAACTCGGGGGCTGCATCCAAGACCCGCACGTTAGCGTGATACCCCGGTACCGGAGCCATCACGGGAGCCTCAATTCCATCGTCGTCAACAACGACCTCGCCCGTCGGCTTAT